TAGATCATTGCCAACCAGAGGCGCCTCGTGGGTCTGGCTTGCCTCAATGTCAAAGTATTGTAGCTGATCAGAAAATTTTGGATGGGTTTGCACATACTCCCGTGTTACCATTTTATCAGATAGTTTGCCCCACAATAGGTGAAGATCCACATTTCCCTTTTCCTGGGTGGTCCAGAAGTCTTGTCCAGACTGGCAACGCCCCTTGTCAGCCTCCAGAGAATAAAACGATGTCTTGTCGCTGCGCTGAACAAGGCCATTCATGATGCATTTGGTGCTTCCGCGGCCTGACCAAGTCCCAACCTCGATGAAATTCTTGAACTCCGGGTTCTGAACAATCTTGGCTAGGAACTGTCCAACGGGCGTAGAAGCACCGAGCTGGCCCTCAGGGAAACTGCTGACAGGATAGCGAAAGAGTTCATCCATTTGTTATACTCAAAATAATTTCTTTTAAGTTATTTTACGCAGTATATTGACACAAATAACTTAAAAGAAAATTATAATGTGATATTACTCATTATTGTTCATGGAAATGATCATTGAAAAGAAATGTCCATCGTGCAAAAGTATTCACACGGGTGACACAAAATGTTGTGAAACTTGCAAATCAATGGCAAAGGCACGGTATAATTTGAAGAAGAAAGAAATTTTACAAAAAGCTAAAGAAGAACGTATCAAAAATCCAACAAAATATAAGAACAAACATGCGGAATATTATCAAGAAAATAAGGATGAAATTCTAATGAAAGCAAATAAACATTACCAAGAAAATAAGAATAAAATAAACATTAAAAAGGCAGAGTATTATCAAGAAAATAAAGATGAAGTCAAATTACAAAGAGCTATATATTATCAAGAAAATAAGGAAGGCATATTGATTAAAAAGGCAGAGTATTATCAAGAAAATAAAGATGAAATTTGTGAGGAACAAAACAGATATTATAATACTCGTATAGGAAAACTAAAAAAGATTTATGATAGCACATTGCAAAGCGGGCATATTATTACGATGTCAGATGAAGAAATTATGGATATGACAGACATGCCATGTGTATATTGTGAACATGAAACGGAAGATGGTATTTTTCGCAATGGTATTGATCGTCTTGATAGCTCTATAGGGTATGAAATTACAAATTGTGTACCTTGTTGCTGGACTTGCAACAGAAGTAAAGGGCAAGTAGACCCTTTGACTTTTGTAGACCGTGCAAAACAGATTTCGATGCACAATGGCGGAGAAGGTACAATAACTACAAGTTGGTCTATAGTTTTTTCTATGTCATTTACCGATTATAGAAATCAAGTACTCAAAAATAATAAGATATTTGAATTGTCTAAAGAAGAATTCGAAGATCTGCGTGCTAAAAAATGTAATTATTGCGGACGTTCTACGACCAGTGATCATAGTAATGGTATTGATTGCTTCGATCCTGATCCAATGATTGGATATATTATTTCAAATTGTACACCTGCATGTCGCGATTGCAATTTTATGAAAAATATAATGAAATATGATAAATTTATTGCTCATATGAAAAAAATTGCTTCTTGCAAAAATATATTTCCAGATATTCCACGAAAATTTACGACTTTTAGTAATAAAAAATGATTATTTGAATACCTTGACAGAACCAGCCTCAGCTCTACGTTCACGTTTTTTGTCATTCTTTTCTTTCTTCTGTGCTGCTAGCACAGGATTGGCCTTAGCTTTGTTGATTTTTTGTAACTCCTTTTTTGCGGCAGCTTTTTCTCCAGACGAGAGTTTGACATTTGCTTTGTCAATTGCCATGATGGTAATACAAAACTTTTTTTTCTCGCAAAATAACTTAAAAATTTGTATTTTCCGTATGATATACAATGTTTCAATTGGGTTTTATTGGTCATGAGCGTTTCTACGAGGAAACCATTGCAGGCATTCCGGAAGATGATGTCAAGAAACACATCCGCTTCGTGTGCGTGAATGAGAAGCTTGCTAAGTTTATTCCCGAGAGCTTCCCAAAGGATTGTATCCAAAATGAATGGGAGATTCCAGAGTATGAAAAGTTCTATCAGGAGAACAACTACTACCAGAACTCGGTGTTCTTCAACACCATGAACATCATCGAGACCCTTGGTCTGGATCAGATTGGGTTTTTCCAGTATGATATGAAGATGTCTCCTGAGATTTTTGACCATATTAAGCGCAGTTGCGCCGAAGACAAGGATGCATCGATTGCATTTTACCCATACCCCATTGAGCAGCTCTTTGAAATTGTCAAACCAGGCGCGTGGCAGTTCATCATCCAACAGTATAGCAACTTCTTCCAGGTTCCAGTGGACCCCATTCTTCTTGAGAGCAAGAAGTTGGCACTTTTCCACACATTTGTCATCCCCAAGAAAAACTATTGCAGAATGATGCACTTTACCAAGAAAGTATTGCCAAATATTCTAACCTTCCTGACGGAAACTGGGACCCGACACATTGCTGGCACTCTCGAGAGACTGTTTGCTCTGATCCTCAACTTGGAAATTGTCACTGGCAACATGGCTGACTTTATTTGGATTGATGGCCTGATTCACGATGATGTTAACCTGAGGCTGCGTGACGAGTTTCGTGGTGTGAGTTTACATAAGTAAATTATTCTTCAGAATCATCGGAATCATAATTAATTTCGCGATCCTTGGGCGTAACTGATTTCTCGGCTGCTTCTATGACCATTTTTCCAAATAAAAACACACCAAGGAGAACACTCGTGGAAAAACTGCGTTCGGACCAGATTGTAATCATATCAATGCTCGTGGGAGACAGCCTAGACCTAACAACCCGCGTGGGGCGAGTGATTATGATGGGGCGAGAAGTAGGAATAAAAACGTGCATGGTAGTAGCACGCATGTTTTTTTGATACACTTCAAAGCCGTTGTTATATTCTAGTTCTGACGATATGCGACCTGTACCTTGGAGCCAAATGCCCACCGATTCTCGTGCATGATACTTTCCATTTCTTCCTTTGTATATTCCTGCTTGATTCCCAGAAGTGTACGAAGTTCCCCTGGTGAACGTCCGCGGATGAGTTGGGCAACTGCCATAGACGCCTTCTTGAGTAGCCGCGAAATGTTTAGGAAATTGGCAGCCGACAAGACAAGGATATTTTTGTCAATCTCCATATCAAAAAACACTGAATCAAACTCCTTTTCCTCTTCTTCAAGACGATGATGTGAATAAAACTCGCAGAACTGGATGATCAACTTCAACGTGTCGGAATCCACATTGGGGATGGGGACAGGATCTTCAGTTCCCGTATCCTCGATGATATGAGCAATGGTCTCAGATTGTTTGGCAACCTCCTCATCGACAAAGAAGACAGAGCCATCGCCGGTGAATAGCTGGACAGACATTTGGGTTATAAGTAACACGTCTCCTTAAGATATCAGTTCTGTCGATATGGTGATAATAAAATATTGAGTTCTCTTATTATATAATATGTTTCCCAATGGAACTCTTGTGAATCAGTCTCTGCTGTTCCCGGGTTTACCGTCTGGAACCATAGCACCCATTCGCCCAGGAGGGTCGCTGTCACCTTCGCCAAGCCCCGTTGCCGACATCACTATCATTGGAAAAGTGTTAAAAATTGTTAATCCAAATGTAGTAAAAATAACATACAGAAAACCAGGCGGTCTTGTTGTCACACCAGATGTGACTAAACAAAATCATGGTCTTTCAACGGAAGATTCCGTCACAGTTACTCTCCATGGAACACCCCCATATTTGTTAAAGAGCATAGTAGAAGCCCCCAAATCAGCTGAGATCCCAAAACCTAAGCCCGCCCCTGTCCCTAAGCCCACTCCTGTCCCCAAACCCGCCCCTGTCCCCAAACCCGCCCCTGTCCCCAAACCCGCTCCTGTCCCTAAGCCCGCTCCTGTCCCTAAGCCCACTCCTGTCCCCAAACCCGTCCCTGTCCCAACTGGAAATAGATCAGATGCAGGGTTAAAACCAGTGCTCATAAACGTAGGTGGCAAACAGCATGCTTATCAGTCTCCTAAAGATCCCAAGGGTCTCGTTGTTTTCCTACATGGTTGCGCCAGATCTATTTATGGAGGATGGCCGCCATCGGCAAATCCCAGGTTCTATGGCATGCCAGAGGATGTGTCAAGAACAAAACAGAGTCTGAAAGCAGGGTATGCAATTTTGTATGTGTCTCCAGAGAACCAGAAGACTGGGTGCTTTTCTCAGAATGGTCCCGATCCAGATACCACCAAGGCAGTAATCAATCAGGTGAGAAATACCTTGCGCATTCAAAACAAGGCTCTTTACATTGGTGGCTGCTCTGCGGGTGGTGGGATGGCACAGCGTCTTGTTGCCAAAGGCTTCATACAGTGCGATGGAATGTTTAACGAGAGCGCGACATCAGCAGATCCTTCCAACAAGACGCCCGCTTCTCTTTGGACAGTTCTCTCGACACCAAAGGAAAAGGCAGAAGCAGAAAAGAAAGCCGGGGCTCTAAGGAAGTTTGGGAAGCCAGCAGCAGTTCTCGTTTCTCCAAAGCGAAAGATAACTCCTGACTTCTTCTACAATCAGATGGCTTCTATTTCTCTTGAAAACTCAAAAAGAATAGCCGACTCTCTCAGAAAGAGTGGCATGATAAATGCTGCGGGAGATGTTCTGAAAGATCCAAAGGCAAACAGGCAGTGGTATGCTGCTCTTGGGAAGGATGTGAAAATTCCAGAGACCCGGCTTTCGTTCTGGAATTCTGGCATCACACAGGCGATGTTAGTGGCATGGGCAGTACATGACGCATGCTCATTGTACATGACTGCATTCCTGAAGTGGGCAGAGTCCGGGTTCAAAACAGACATCAACAATCTTGGTAAAACATATGCTGCTACAAAACCAGCTTTCATAACGTTGTGATCACGTAGTAGACTTTATCTCTTTGTCAATATTATTTGCCACTTGTGTGTAAAATTTCTTGGTTTCGTGTGGTAATTTGTACATCCTGTGATCCCCTGCTGCACAAATCTTTATCACTTCCGATGCGGGAATTGGTTCGTCCTTCTTCTTCCCGGTCTCAAACTCTGGTTTTGTGAGCTGTTTCATGGCTTTCTGTATGTACCCTGGCATGTATGGAATGTGGAAATCGTCATCATACACATCTGCATTATCTGCCAGGTATTCATTTCTGTATTTTTTCAGTTCCTTTGAGACATCCTTTCCCGTAACTGGGTCCTTGTGTCTCACGACGTTCTTGTCAGAGTCGTACTTTATAATCTGTTGCTCTGCCTTCGTGCCTCTCGTGTACTTGAACAATATTGCCGGTATGTCTTGGGCATCCGCGTGTCGGATTTCATCGAGACATTCCTGGTTCTTGATCGCGTCATAGATAGACGACACCACAGACTTCTCTGGGAGGACAAGATTAATGGTGATATTTTGTCCAATACTGTTAACAGACTGGTCAATAACCCCTACGTTGCCATTCACCACATTCATTGGGGCTTTGACATCACGGTCATAATCTTCTTTGAGGACAAACTCTCTCACTACAGATACCATCTCCTGTCCACACTTTGTTTTTTTATGCTTACTTGCATTACCATTACTTAAAGTGTCATAACCACAACCACAAGTATAAATAGTTGTTTTGTATATTTTCATTCTGACATATCAATATACAATTTATTTAAGTTATTTTACAAGTAGTAAGATGTAGTAAGGTGTAGTAAACTAATGCGGTGCTATAGTTTTTTGTTTTTTTTTTTTTATAATATATTTTTTTTTTTTTTTTTTTTTTTTTTGAAATTAGTTTTCATAGACAATGTTCACATGATTAACGACTGGCAAAGTCGTGGAACAATGCTCTTGTCTCGGCACAGTTTACCACAGTCTCTTTTCCAATACTGGCATCCATACAATCATGTTCTCTCAGCATGGTTTTTAGGTCATTTTCGTCCTTCTTGATGTCTGTAGAATAGAAGCACATTATTCCAGGTTTTGAAAATGTGGAATACCGACTTTTTAACTTTTTCAAATCCGTGTTCTTGGTGCGACCAATCTTTCCGCGTGATGGCAAGTCTTTATCGGTGATGTAATAAATTATACCAACACCATCCTCATTATCTTCGTCATCACTCTCCGAATCATACGTTTCAGAAATCTTCAGTAATGTTTTCCGCTGTTGCTGTATAATTTTATTAAGTTTGTCATTCTCATCATTTTTTGTAGCAATAATTGTAGTCAATTCTTCAAGATAATCATCCACTGATTTAGATTTCATCATTTCCTTGACATCATTGACATCCATCACAGTTCGCTCGACCTTTTCTATCTGGGGATTAGAGCATCTTACAGACTTTTTGTGTCGAGAACCATTGACAGAATGATTTGTTTCGAAACCACATGTAGAACACTTATATGTCATTGACAGAAATGTCTTGTCTGCTGGAATATCCATTGATATTAAATCACACATCTTGTTTTGTATACACTTTTGTCGATATAAAAATATATCGACGAAAGTGATTTGCTAGATGATTACGCACAACGAGAGCCGTTCCACTTGGTTGGGGGGTTGCAGACGCACTTACCATCAGATGCGCGTTTAATCTGCCCTGGTTTGCACCCGCTGGATGATGAACCGCCGCCTGACGAGCTTGATTTGCCACCTCCGGAAGACCCTCCGCCGGTTGTGCATCTTTTCTCGGAGTTGTTCCACTTCAGCCCACGAGAGCTGTCGCACATGCACTTGCCGTTTTTCCAGATCTTCCCATCTCCGCAGATGCATGTGTTGCCAACTGCTACACGGCCACTGGTGCAAGTGAACAGTTTTCCGGATTTGCTGTC